CGTGGAAGCTGGGAGACCCGGACGACCCGATCGGGCACCGGCCCGAGCTCGAGGCGGCGTGGCTTGCGGGGAACGCGGGCCGTTATCCGCTGACGTTCGACCCGACGCTCGCAGACGTGCTGAAGGTGCCGGCGTGACGCTTTTCGACTACCGCGGCGAGCTGTATCCGGAGTACCTGAAGACCGGAAACGCGATGCAGTTCATCGCGCCCACGGCCTTGCACTTCTGCAAGGGAAAGGGTCTGGACGTCGGCGCCGGGAAATGGCCGCTGCCGGGCGCCGTGGTCGTGGAGCGCGGCCCGGGCTACGACCATTCGAGCGCGGTCAACCTGCCCGACGGATACGAGGACGGGAAGTGGGATTACATCTTTTCGTCGCATTGCCTTGAGCACCTGGAGAACCCGGTCGCGGCGCTCGAGCACTGGAAGTCGAAGCTCCGCCGCGGCGGCGTCGTGTTCCTGTACCTGCCGCATCCGGACATGGCCTACTGGCGCCCGCAGAACTGCCGCAAGCACCTGCACCTGTTCTGGCCGAGGGACGTGGCGGCGATGCTGCGCGACCTCGGGTTCGTGGACGTCATCCATGGCGAGCGCGATCTCGCATGGAGCTTCGCGGTCGTGGGGTTCAAATGCTGAACGAACGCATCCGCGCCGACGGCGCAGGGGAGCAGGTGGTCGGCGACATCATCTTCGGGCCGTTCGCGAGCCCGCTGATGAAAGCCATCTTCAAGCGCTTCGGCAAGGTCGCCTTCGGGCGCTCGAGCGCGTGCGCGGAGTTCGAGTCGTTCCTGAAGCAGATCGGCGCGCGCGGCAAGTGCTGCCTGGAGATCGGCACCTTCCACGGCATCACCGCCGTGCTGCTGTCGCAGTTCTTCGACCGCGTCGTGTGCGTGAGCATCGACGAGATGCCGGTGATGAAGCACGCGATCGTGGAGTACCTCGGCATCAAGAACATCGCGTTCTACGACGCGAAGGACAACGCCGAGAAGGCGCGGTTCATCCAGGCCCTCGACTTCGATTTCTGCTACCAGGACGGCGACCACACCCACGACACGTACACGGACTTCGAGCTCGTCAAGCGCTGCGGGCGGGTGCTGCTACACGAATACTGGCCGCTCCAGCCGCCGGTGTGGAACCTCGTGAACTCGCTGCCGCAGGACGAGGTGACGCGCGCGCAGTACGACTGCCTCGCCTACTGGTGCAAGCGTGGATAGGCTGATCAAGCGCTTCGACGCGGCCCAGGACGCCGACCTGATGCTCTGCGAAAAGCGGGGCATCGCCTACCAGAAGAACATGGTGGCGGGGCGCGTGGAGTACGGCGCGGACTACTTCAAGAAGGTCGAGGCCTACGAGGGCAGCGCGATCGCCAGGGCGGTCAACGCCGGGCGCTGCGAGCTGCTGAAGCGCCATCTCGCCGCGGGCTCATCGGTGCTCGACTGGGGGGCCGGGTCCGGCGCCTTCATGCGGGCGGCCGATCGCGCCGGGTACGAGTCGAAGGGCTACGACGTCAACCTGCAGGCGCTGCAGTGGCTGACGGACAAGGGCCTGCTTTCGAAGGATCCATACCTCTTCGACGCGGTCACGCTGTGGGACACCGTCGAGCACATGGAGCAGCCAGAGGCGGTCTTCAGGTCGGTGAAGAAGGGCTCCTTGCTCTTCGCGTCGATCCCGGTGTTCGAGGACCTGCGCAAGATCCGCGAGTCCAAGCATTACCGCCCAGGCGAGCACCTTTACTACTGGACGGCGCAGGGCTTCATCGACTGGATGGCGCTGTACGGCTTCAGGCTGCTCGAGAGTAGCAGCCACGAGATCGCGGCCGGGCGGGAGAGCATCGGCGCCTTCGCGTTCCGCCGCGACCTGCCGGACTATCACGACCACATCGCGGCGTACAAGGAAATCCACTCGTCGAGGCATTACGGGGATTCCTCCACCGACGAGTACCTCGGCATCGTCGCCCAGGTGGTGAAGGAGCGCCAGCCGAAGTCGATCCTCGACTATGGGTGCGGCCGCAGCGACCTGGCCGCGCATTTCTGGCGCGACGGCGAGCGCAGGATCGCGCGCTACGACCCGGCGATCGGGAAGTACAAGCTCATGCCCGAAGGCCGGTTCGACATCGTGTTCGCGTGCGACCTGATGGAGCACATCCCGATGATGTTCGTCGACCACGTCCTCCACGAGATCCAGAGCAAGAGCGACACGGCGCTCTTCGCGATCAGCACCATCCTCGCCCGGGCGAAGCTGCCCGACGGGCGCAACGCGCACGTGACAATCCTGAATCGGGGCGAGTGGACGCGCTGGGTCGCCTCGGTCTTCGGGCCGGTCAGGACCTTTCCGGCGAAGCACGAGCACGAGGTGGTGCTGCTGGCGGGGGCGGCGTGAGAGCCGGGCAACTCGATCGGCAGATCCTGGTCGAGCGGAAGTCGGTGACGCAAGACCCGAACTATGGGACCGAGCTCGTCACCTGGGTGCCGCTCGCCTCGGAGCGCTTCTGGGCGCAGGTGCAGGACGCCATCCCCAGCCGCGCCGAGAGCGTCACCCAGGGCCTGAGCGTGGCGCGGAACCAGGTGCGGGTGCGCATGCGCTATCGCGCCGACATCGACAGCTCCATGCGCATCACGGTGTACGGCGACGGCACGAGCGAGGTGCTGCAGATCGTCGGCGGCCCCGCGGCCATCAACGGCCGGAAGCAGTTCATCGAAATGGTGTGCGAGCGGATCTCGAGCTGACCGTGGAAGACTCCGTACACGTCAAGGGGCTATCCGAGCTGAACAAGTTCCTCGACCAGCTCACGCCCAAGGTCGAGGCGAACGTGATGCGCGGGGCCTTGCGGGCGGGCATGAACGTCGTCAAGCCCGTCGCCCAGGCGAACATCCATTCGGTGTCGGGCGAGCTCGCCGGGGGCCTCAAGGTCGGCACGCGGCGCCTCGGGAGCAGGGTGATCGCCAGCCTGAAGGCGACCGGGAAGCACCGGCACATCGCCCACCTGGTCGAGTTCGGGACCCGCGCGCACAGCATCGCGGCGAAGGCGAAGGGGTGGCTCTCGTTCCTGAACATCTTCGCCAAGTCGGTCAACCACCCAGGGGCGCGGCCGCGTCCGTTCATGCGGCCGGCTCTGGACAGCCAGGCCACGGCGGCGACGATCGCCGTGGGCGAGTACGTCAAGAACAGGCTCGCGACCAAGGAAGGGCTGGACACGGCCCACGTCATCATCGCGGGCGACGAATGAGCGGCGTCGCGGTCATCCGCTACCTGCTGGCGAACGCCGCGGCGGTCACTGCGGTGGTGCCTGCCACGAGGATCATGGCCGGCGACCTGCCGCTCAAGACCGTGATGCCGGCGATCTCGGTCGTCCAGATCAGCAGCCTGCCTCGGAACACGGTGAAAATGAACGAGCCGAGCGTGCAGCACACCGACCGGGTCCAGGTCAGCGTGGTCTTCAAGGGGCCCGAGGGCACGCCCACCGGCGCCGGGTATCCGGGGGTCAGGGCGCTGCTGAAACTGGTGCTGGCGGCCTGTCCGCACACGCGCGGGGCGGTAAACGGGGTCGACGTCGATTCCATCCTCCCGGACATCGAGGGGCCAGACCTGCAGGACGAGGCGACCGCGCTTTACTCGGGTTCGAGGGACTTCATCGTCCGCTGGAATTCGCCCATAGCCCAGTAGCAAAGAGCATCACGACCAGGCCCGCGCGAGCGGGCCTTTTTTACGCCCGATCCACCGGGGACCTTCTGAAAGGAAAACAATCATGGTTCAACGTGCAGTAATCGAGTCGGCCACCGGCACCCGCGTGGGCATCAGCGCGTCTCTCCCGGCGACCTTTGACGTAGCAGGGTACGACGTCTCGTCCCTCGTCTTCACTCCGGTGGGGCAGGTCGAGAGCATCGGCAATCACGGCGTCACTTCGGCGGTGACGAAGTTCACGCCCATCGACACCGGCGTCGTCGCCAAGGTGAAGGGTTCCAAGGACTACGGGACGATGTCGCTCGTGATGGCGAACCTGCCGAGCGATCCCGGGCAGGCGATCCTGAAGACGGCTTCGGAAGCGCTGACCGCGGTGCACTTCTCGATCGAGCTGCGCTACCCGGACGACGAGTACCACTACTTCGACGTCATCGTGACCAAGTTCGAGTACGTGGACGGGAGCGCGAACGACGTGCAGAAGGTCAACTGCGACCTTGAAATCTGCCGCAAGCCTGTCATCGTGCCGCAGGTCTAACCCAAGAGGAGTTATGTCGGACATCAGAAAATTCGCAGTAGAGGAAACCAGCGTCATCGAGCTGCGCAACGCTTCCGACGAGCCGATGGTCGGCGACGACGGCCAGCCGATGACGTGGACGGTCTACGGCCCGGGGTCCAAGCAGTACGCCAAGGCCCAGGCGGCGCAGCAGAACCGCATGATCGACAAGCTCAAGCGCAAGGGCAAGACCGACGAGACGGCCGACGAGAAGGCGCGCGACCAGGCCGAGTTCCTCGCCGGCTGCACGAAGGAGTGCAGCTCCAACATCGAGTACGACGGCCTGCGAGGCGAGGCGCTGCACCGCGCGGTGCTCTCCGACCGCTCGATCGGCTTCATCGCCGAGCAGGTCGGCCGGCATCTCGGAGAGTGGGGAAATTTCTCGAAGCCCTCTACGACGACCTCAGCCTCTACGTCCGCCAAAGCGCCTGGCTGAACGCCGCGCCTGAGAGGGCAAAGAACGACAAGGGTGACGCGCCGCGGCTCACCCGCCTCGAGAGCATGCGCCAGTCGCGCAAGGATCCGCGGTACCAGCCTGAAATGCCGCCGGTGGACGCGGAGTTTTTGATCGGCTACCTGTGGGAAATCGGCCCGACGATTTCGGACGGCGGATATCCATCCCAGGTGACGCACGAGGAAATAGGCTGGTGGCAGGAACTGACCGGCATCGAGCTGCATCCCTGGCAGGTCCGGTTTCTGCGGGGCCTTTCCCGCGAGTACCTGGCCGAGTCGCAGCGCGCGGAGAAGCTCGATTGCCAGGCACCCTGGAAGCAGGAGGCCGATCCCGCCGTGGCCTCGCAGAATCTTAAACACCACTTCAGGCAGCTCGCCAACCTATGATCGCTGGCACGCTCGAGATCCAGATGGCGGCCGACATGGCGCGGCTCGCCAATGACATGGCGAAGTCGAAAGCCGTGGTGGGCGATGCCATGAAGGGCATCGAGGGAGCGGTCGCGTCCGCGAAGGCCGCGCTGGGAGCGCTCGGCATCAGCCTGGGCGTCGGCTATTTCGTGTCCCTGATCAAGGGCTCCATCGACGCGATGGACCACCTGAACGACCTGAGCAAGACGACGAGCATTGCCGTCGAGACCCTGGCCGGCTTGAAAGTCGCCGCGAAGCAATCGGGCGGTGACCTGGACAGCATCGCGACCTCGATCAACAGGCTATCGGTCGAGATGGGCAA